TATGGAGACCGTGCATACATGTGGGAGTATCTAACATAATGGATTTAGATAATCAATTAAAACTTGGACATTTACTTTTTAAAGAAAGAACATGTAGAACTTGTAAAGAAAAGAAAAATTTAATTGAAGATTTTTATAAAAGTCGAAAAGGATCTGGACCATCTTCGTATTCATATGAATGCAAAGATTGTACTAAAAAACGAATAGTTTTGACTAGAATGACAACGGTAGTTTTTAATAGATGGGAATATCCAGATTGGTAAATTGTTCGTGCAATGTTTCCCCACTCAAAAGTAAGTTTTTAATAAATATTTTTTAGATAAACTGAGATCTAACGGAGAAAAACATGGCGACTCCTCAATTATCTCCTGGTGTACTTATCAGGGAAGTTGATTTAACAGTAGGAAGAGCTGATAATGTATTAAATAATGTCGGAGCAATTGCGGGTCCTTTTACAATGGGTCCGGTAAATGAACCTATCGATATTGCTACAGAAAATCAATTAATCAATACATTTGGAAAACCACTCTCAACCGATGGTCAATATGAATATTGGATGTCAGCATCGTCATTTTTAAGTTATGGTGGAGTATTAAAAGTTGTTAGATGTGGTGGTGCAACTTTAAATAATGCAAACGCAGCGGTTGGAACCGCTACCACAACAATAGAAATTGATAATCAGGATGATTACGTTTCTAATCATTCATCGGATAGTGCCAATTTCATATTTGCTTCAAAAAATCCAGGTTCATGGGCAAACAACTTAAAAGTATGTGTAATTGATTCTAAGTCCGATCAAATAATTGGTATTAACACCACAGATCCCGGAAATGTCGGAGCTGTTGTTGGTTATGGAGTAACTGTTGCAGTTTCTGGAGTTACTATTCCTGGAGCAGGAACAACAGATTCATTTACTGGATATTTAAAAGGAATTGTTACTGGAGTAACAACAGACGCTACTAATGGAAACAGCAGCGTAGAAGTAAAAATTCTATCAAGAGTTTCTTCTGCTGGGACTTCAACAAATATTACATACAAACAATCGGATAGATCAGCATCATTTATTGCAAGTGATAATTTACAATTTGTAAATAATTTTAGTGTTGGAACCGGATCTGGAGCAGTTGCTGTTTCGGTTTCTGATTGGTATGATCAACAAACACTGGGACTAACGAATAGTACAGTTTACTGGAAATCCATCGCACCAAAACCAGGAACAACATCATTTGCTTCACAAAGAAATTGTAAGGGAGATGAAATTCATGTTGTTGTTTATGATGATCGTGGAACAGTTACAGGAATTCAAGGAAATCTCTTAGAAAAACATATAGGACTTTCAAAAGCTAGTGATGCTGTATCGGCAGTAAATTCACCACAAAAGATTTTTTGGAAGAACTATATTGCAGATTTTTCGCAATACATTTATGCAGGAGACAATCCTTCCGTTGGATCGGATTCTTATTGGAATACATCTCCAATAGCAACCACTTTTTCAAATGCTTATGTTAAAAATTCAGAGTCTTTTGGACAGTGGAATCAATCGGCTCAAGGAGTTACTTTTAACGCTTTAGGTAACATTGCATATACATTAACGGGTGGTGTAGATTATGATGCTAATGGTGGAATGCTTCCTGGACTTTCGAATGTAATAAGTGGTTATGAATTATTTACAAACAAAAATGAAATTTTAGTAGATTATTTATTGATGGGACCAGGATTGTCAGATAAGTATGAGTCTCAGGCAAAAGCAAATTATTTAATATCTATTGCAGAACAAAGAAAAGATTGTTTAGCAGTTATTTCTCCCCACAGATCTGATGTAGTCAATGTAACAAATTCATCGACACAAACAAATAACATTGTTGAGTTTTTCTCACCACTTTCATCATCTTCTTATGCAATTTTTGATAGTGGATATAAGTATACTTATGATAGATTTAATAATACATTTAGATATATTCCATGCAATAGCGATATTGCCGGATTGATGGTTAGAACTTCTATTAATTCGTATCCTTGGTTCTCACCTGCAGGACAACAAAGAGGTGTTCTGAATAATGCAACCAAACTTGCATATAATCCAAATAAGGATCAAAGAGATAAATTGTATCCACTGAGAGTGAATGCAGTTATCAATCAACCTGGAGTCGGCGTTATGCTCTATGGTGATAAAACTGCACTTGCATATGCATCTGCATTTGATAGAATTAATGTTCGTCGCTTATTCTTAACTGTAGAAAAAGCACTTGAAAGAACAGCAAATGCTCAACTTTTTGAATTAAATGATCAAATTACAAGATCAAACTTTGTTAATATTGTTGAACCATATTTAAGAGATATTCAAGCAAAGCGTGGTCTGTATGACTTCTTGGTTGTTTGTGATGAAAACAATAATACTCCAGATGTTATTGACAATAATGAATTCAGAGCTGACATTTATCTGAAACCAACAAAATCAATTAATTATGTAACCCTAACTTTCGTAGCGACTCGAACTGGGGTCAGCTTTGAGGAAGTTGCTGGAACTGTTTGATCATATAATTAACTACTAAGGAGGATCCTAAAAATGGCACAAATTCCAACAAGAAGTATCTCACAGTTCAAGTCAAAATTAATTGGTGGCGGTGTTCGTCCAAATCTTTTTGAGGTTAACGTTACTTTTCCACAAGGAGTAAATCTTGCAATTCAAGGTGATGGTGGTGGAGCATTTGACTCTGATAATTTTAGATTTTTGTGCAAAGCAGCCGCTTTACCAGCATCAACAGTTTCTGAAATTACAATTCCATTTAGAGGAAGAAGTTTAAAAGTTGCTGGTGATAGATCATTTGATACATGGACAATTACTGTTATCAACGATGAAAACTTTTCTCATAGAAGAGCATTCGAAGCCTGGATGCAAAACGTTGCTCAATATGGAGATAGTTCTGGTTTAACAAATCCAACAGATTACATGGGCAATGCCACTGTTTATCAACTTGGAAGAACTGCTGCTACACAACAAGCAGAAGGAACAACTTCTGGTCCAGCAAACATTTTAGCACAGTACAAATTTGTTGATATTTTTCCAACTTCAATTTCCGATATTCCACTTTCATACGAAACTGAAAATGCGATTGAAGAATTTACTGTTGAGTTCCAAATTCAATACTTCTATCCAGAAGCTGCTGGATCTGGTGCTTGATAAATAGTACAAATAAGTCTACACTTTAATAATGGCAAAACTTTTTGGTTTCTCGATTGAAGATAAAGAACCATTATCCCCTGGTGTGGTCTCCCCCGTTCCTCCTAATAATGAGGACGGGGTTGACCATTATTTAACCAGTGGATTTTTTGGTTCATATGTTGACCTGGAAGGAATTTATAGAACTGAATTTGATTTAATCAAAAGATATCGTGAAATGGCACTTCATCCAGAGTGTGACAGTGCTATTGAAGATATTGTGAATGAAGCCATTGTTTCGGATTCAAATGATGTCCCGGTTACGATTGATCTTGATAATTTAAATGCTAGTGATGGAATCAAAAAAAAGATAAGAGAAGAGTTTAAACATATTTTAGATCTTTTGGATTTTGATAAAAAATGCCATGAAATTTATAGAAATTGGTATATTGATGGAAGAATTCATTACCATAAAGTAATTGATCTTAAAAATCCACATGAAGGGATTCAAGAATTGAGATATATTGATTCTATGAAAATTCGTTATGTGAGACAAACAAAAAAAACTGAGAAAGATGATCGTAGCATCAGATTATCGAATATGAATCAAGATAATCCGATGCAATACGAATTTCCTCAAATCGAGGAATATTTCATTTATACACCTCAAGCAACTTATCCAACATCGAACCCATCATCTCTTGGCGATCAGAAAGGTATCAAAATTGCAAGAGATGCAATCACATATTGTACATCAGGACTTGTAGATAGAAATAAAGGATCAACATTATCTTATCTACACAAAGCAATTAAGTCTCTCAATCAATTAAGGATGATTGAAGACTCACTGGTTATCTATAGATTATCTCGTGCTCCAGAACGTAGAATTTTCTATATTGATGTTGGCAATCTTCCAAAAATTAAGTCAGAACAATATCTTAGAGATGTTATGATGCGTTATCGCAATAAACTTGTGTATGATGCAAACACGGGTGAAATTCGTGATGACAAAAAATATATGAGTATGCTTGAAGATTTTTGGCTTCCTCGTCGTGAAGGTGGTCGTGGAACAGAAATTACCACACTTCCGGGCGGTCAAAATCTTGGTGAAATTACTGATATTAAGTATTTCCAAGAAAAACTCTATCGTTCTTTGAATGTCCCATCATCTAGAATTGGAGGAGAAGGTGGATTTAATCTTGGAAGATCTTCCGAAATCTTAAGAGATGAAGTTAAGTTTAGTAAGTTTGTTGGACGTTTGAGAAAAAGATTCTCAAATATGTTCAATGATATGTTGAAAACGCAATTGATTCTCAAGAACATTATCACTCCTGAAGACTGGGAAATCATGAGTGAGCATATTCAATATGATTATCTCTATGATAATCACTTTGCAGAACTCAAAGAATCAGAACTTCTTATGGAGCGTTTAAATATGGTTGCTCAGGCAGAACCATATGTTGGCAAGTATTATTCACAGGATTATATTCGCAGAAAGATTCTTCGCCAAACCGATGAAGAAATTATTGAACAAGATCAAATTATTGATAAAGAAATTAAGGATGGCACTATTCCAGATCCTGCAGATATGGTAATTGATCCAGCAACTGGACAACCAATTCCCGGAATGATGGGAGGAGATCTTGGATCTCCGGTTATGGAACCACAAATTAACGCAAAATCAGTTGAACCACCCGAAGTCAAAATGCCTAAGGGTGGTGAGATTTAATAAATAACAACGATTACTTATTCTAGAAGTCATGGATGAATTAATGGATATGATTGTTACTGATGAAAGTCCTTCACAAATCAGTGACAAAATTAAGGATTTACTTTTTGCTAAAGCATCCGAAAGAATTGATTCTTTTAAACCCACAGTAGCATCCTCATTATTTGGTGATAATACCGAAAACGAAGAATAATAGATTGATAAATAAAAAATATAGGATTTTAGTATAAAATGCAAAGAACTAAAATAGTTGAAACTGAAGTTGCAACGGGTGCAAGTGCTGGTGCTGCAACTAGTATTAGTAATGCAACTTGTGTAAGACTTCATAACGATACTGGTGGAATTATCACTGTCGGAGTTTCAACGATTGTTGGTGCTGCTACCACCAATTTTTTCACAATGCCAGCAAACTCTGTTGAATTTTTAGAAAAACTTCCAACAGATGTTATCTGGACATCTTCAGCAATTAAGGCAGCAAAAGTAGGATTTACCAACTAAAGCAATGAAACTAATCAGAGAAGAAATCGAATCAGTTGAATTTATCGTTGAAGAGCGCAACGGTAAAAAGTCACTTTATATTGAAGGCGTTTTCCTTCAAGGTGATATTAAAAACCGTAATGGTCGTATGTATCCTATGGAAACACTTCGTCATGAAGTTGCCAGATACAATGAGAATCATATTATGGCAGGAAGAGCTCTGGGTGAACTTGGACATCCAGATGGTCCTACCGTAAATCTCGATAGAGTTTCACATAAAATTATTTCACTTAGAGAAAGTGGATCCAATTTTATTGGAAAAGCAAAAATTCTCAATACTCCAATGGGTAAAATTGCAGAATCTTTAATTGGTGAAGGTGTAAAACTTGGAGTTTCTTCTCGTGGTGTTGGTTCTTTAAAAATCAACCGCGAAGGAATTAATGTTGTTGGTGAAGACTTTATGCTTGCAACTGCTGCTGATATTGTAGCAGATCCTTCTGCACCAGATGCTTTTGTTTCAGGAATTATGGAAGGCAAAGAATGGGTTTGGGATGGTGGCATTCTTCGTGAAAAGTATGCTACTAAAACTTACAAGAGAATTAATACTCTTGTAGATCAAAATAAACTCGATGAACAGAAATTAAATCTGTTTAATGACTTCTTAAATAACTTATAATTATCAAAAGTTTTGATTTATAAATAAATATAGATTAAATTACTACAAAGGTTAATCGGAGAGTTCAAATGTCTCGTGGTACACAATTACAAGAAATGGAAGTAGGCACTAAGCAATCCAAAACTGCCGTAAATGCAAATGCTAAGGCAGCGGATGCAATGCCTCATATGGCAGATCCAGGCACTCAACTGGGTGCTGTAGAAGATCTGGGTGGACCAGATCCTTCCAACTATCGTCCTGATGACGACTCAGCAAAGCTGAAGACTCCTGGAGCAACTCTGAAACAAGTAAGAGATGTTGTCAACAAAGGTGCTAAGGCTGCTGATCCTATGAAAGGAATGAAGGAAGAAGTAGAGGAAGAAGAAGAACTTTTAGAAGCTGCTAAGGAAAAAGAAGAAAAGAAAGAAGAAGAAGAGGAGGAAGAAGAAGAAATGGAAGAATCCTTCCAAATCGAAGACGATGTAAATGCTCTCCTCGGTGGAGAAGAACTCTCCGAGAATTTCAAAGAAAAGGCAAAAACCATCTTTGAAGCAGCAATTAAATCTAAAGTTGCTGAAATTAAAGAAGCAGTTGAAGCTCAGTATGAGCAAAGACTGATTGAAGAAGTAGAAACAATTAAAGAAGCACTTGCTGAGCGTGTCGATGCTTATCTCGAATACGTTTCAGAAGAGTGGTTCGTAGAAAACGAACTCGCTATTGAGCACGGTCTGAAGACCGAAATGACCGAATCATTCCTTTCAGGAATGAGAGGACTTTTTGAAGATCATTATGTATCAATCCCTGAAGATAAATATGATGTTTTAGAGAGCATGGTAGAAAAACTTGATGAAATGGAGACAAAACTCAACGAGCAAATTGAGAAAAACATCTCCCTTAACAAGCGTCTCGCAGAGTCGGTTGCTGATGGGATTTTAGATCAAGTTTCTGAAGGTCTTGCACAGACTCAGAAAGAAAAGCTCGCTTCACTTGCCGAAAGTGTTGAGTTTGAAAGTGACGAAGAATATCGTGAAAAACTGGAGATGCTGAAGGAATCATATTTCCCAGCAAATAAAACTCCAAAAGCACACACTGAAACCCTGTCCGAGGGTGTAGATCAATCACCTGAATCAGTTTCAGGTCCGATGGCTGCATACCTGAGAACACTTCAGGCTGTTGCTAAAAACTGAATTTAACATTAAATCAAACCAAACATTCACAAAGGTAAACGCAAATGTTCAATGCCGATCATTTGCAGGAAAAGTGGGCCCCACTCCTCAACTATGAGGGTCTTGATGCAATCAAAGATTCCCATCGTAGAGCAGTAACCGCTGTCCTGCTGGAAAACCAAGAAAAATTCCTCCGTGAGGAGCAAGCATTCTCATCAGGTATGAACCTGATGGAATCACCAACCAACTCAACTGGTACTGGTGGTTTTACTGGAGGTTCAGCTGCTGCTGGTCCTACCGCTGGTTTCGACCCAGTTCTGATCTCCCTGATCCGTCGTTCAATGCCTAACCTGGTCGCTTATGACCTGGCTGGCGTTCAACCAATGAGTGGTCCTACTGGACTCATCTTCGCAATGCGTTCCCGCTACAACAACCAGAGTGGAACTGAGACCTTCTTCAACGAAGTTGATACCTCATTCTCTGGTCAAGATGCTGGATTCGATGTTACCGGTGGTTTCGCTGATGCTGCTGCTGGTATCGGTACAACTGCTCAGAGTGGCACCAACCCAGCAATCCTGAACCCTGTTGGTACTGCAACCTCAACCGCGTATAACGTTGGTTCGGGTATGCCAACTGGCGATGCAGAGAACCTGGATGGTACTGGAAGCAACGCTTTCAACCAGATGGCATTCTCGATCGAGAAAGTCACCGTTACTGCAAAGTCACGCGCACTGAAGGCTGAGTACTCACTCGAGCTCGCTCAAGACCTCAAGGCAATCCACGGTCTGAATGCTGAGGCTGAATTAGCAAACATTCTCTCAACCGAGATTCTTGCTGAAATCAACCGCGAAGTTATCAGAACTATCTACAAGATTGCTGAGCAAGGTGCTGTAGAAAACACCGCTACCGCTGGTGTATTCGACCTCGACATCGACTCCAACGGTCGTTGGTCCGTTGAAAAGTTCAAGGGTCTTCTGTTCCAAATCGAAAGAGATGCAAACAGAATTGCTCAGAGAACTCGTCGCGGCAAGGGCAACATCATCATGTGCTCTGCTGACGTTGCTTCAGCACTGACCATGGCTGGTGTTCTCGATTACACCCCTGCACTCAACGCTAACCTGAACGTTGATGATACCGGCAACACCTTCGCTGGTACAATCCAAGGTAAGTATCGCGTATATATCGACCCATATTCGGCAAACCTGGCTGCTGATAACAGTGGTCTGGCACAAGGATCCAACCAGTACTACGTTGTTGGTTATAAGGGTTCTTCGCCTTATGACGCTGGTCTCTTCTATTGCCCATATGTTCCTCTCCAAATGGTACGTGCCGTTGGTGAGAACTCCTTCCAGCCAAAAATCGGCTTCAAGACCCGTTACGGAATTGTTGCCAACCCATTCGCTGAAGGTACAAACCAGGGTCTCGGAAGACTGCGTGTTAACAGCAACCGCTACTATCGTCGCGTTGCAGTTAAGAACCTCATGTGATCCATTTCACAAAGGTTATACTGGGGGTCCGCAAGGACCCCTTTTTTATTCTAAATAGAAATAAAAATGGCTACTGGAAACGCATTTTCTACACAGATTGAAAATAGAAATTTTTTATCTCCTGTAGGTTTTAAATTTGTATTAAATAGATCACCCAAAGTTGCTTTTTTCTCAAATTCCGCAAACATTCCGGGTCTTAATTTGGGAATCGCAGAACAACCAACATATTTAAAAAACATCGATACTCCAGGTGACAAAATTGTTTTTGATGATTTAGTAATTAGATTTTTGGTTGATGAAAACTTAGAAAACTATATGGAAATTCAAAACTGGATACGTGGTCTTGGTTATCCAGAAAGTTTAGATGAAATTTATGCATTACAGAATCAACAAACATACGTAAATACATCAGATTCAAAACTGATGAATATTTACTCTGACGGAACTCTTCAAATATTGACAAGTTCAAACAAACCAAATTTCAAATTAAAATTTAAAGATCTTTGGCCATATTCTTTGTCAAATTTACAATTTGATGCTACTGACAATGATATCCAATATTTGACGGCTGAGGCATCTTTCAAGTATACTACCTACGATATTACTGATACAGATGGAAATAAATTATGAGTCTTGACCTTGATGTTATACAAAAAATGTGGGAAGAAGATTCCAACATTGATGTGGATAATTTGCATACAGAATCTTTAAATATCCCAACACTTCATGCAAAATATTTTGAACTTTACAATAACATACTTCTGTTGAGAAAAAAAGCAGAACAGCAAAGAAAAAATATTCGTCACGAACGTTATGAGTATTTTACTGGAAAGGCAGATCCCGATGTTTATGTAGAAAATCCTTTTCCTAAAAAAATTCGTGATAAAGATACTCTTCAAAAATATCTTGATGCGGACGAAAAATTATCTCAAGCATGTCTTAAAATAGATTACTATGATACAATGCTAACTTATATTGAAAGTATTCTAAAAATGATTCAAAATAGAACGTATCAAATTAAGAATGCAATTGAATTCATAAGATTCCAGTCTGGATTGGGGTAATAAATATTCACAGATGAATGTATCATCGTGAATACAACAGATCTTGTTATAAGCAAATCAAACGAAGTATTTTTAAAAATCAATACTGAGCCTCATATTGAATATGAACTTAGAGATCACTTTAAGTTCGAAGTCCCAAATGCAAAATTTATGCCACAATATCGTGGCAGAAATTGGAATGGAGAAATTCATTTATTTGATACAAGATCCAAACAAATCTATGTTGGACTTTTGGATAAAGTTGTAGCGTTTTGTGATCAATACGGATATACTTATAAGTTTGAAGAAAATAAATTTTACGGGTTACCTTTTGAAATTAATGAAAATATTTCATATGAAGGTGTAAAAGATTATATGAAATCTATTTGCTCTCATGAACCTCGGGAGTATCAAATAGAGGGAGTATATGATGCCCTACGACACAATCGAAAGTTGCTGATAAGTCCCACTGCGTCAGGTAAATCGCTGATGATTTACGCGCTCGTGCGGTACTATATGGATAGGAATGAAAAAATTCTTGTAGTTGTTCCAACGACCAGTCTTGTAAGTCAACTATATGGGGATTTTCACGATTATGGGATGGATGTTGAGTCATATTGTCACCAAATATATTCTGGAAGAGAAAAAACAAATGAGTATCCAATTACAATCACAACATGGCAATCAATTTACAAGTTAGAACGTGCATTTTTTGAAGATTACAATGTGGTGATTGGAGATGAGGCTCATCTCTTTAAGAGTAAGTCATTAATATCTATAATGACAAAATTGCACCATGCAAAGTATCGTTTCGGATTCACTGGAACTTTGGATGGAACTCAAACGCATAAATGGGTTTTAGAAGGATTGTTTGGTCCATCATATAAGGTAACCAAAACCGAAGAGTTGATGAGACAAGGACATCTTTCTCAACTCAATATTCGCTGCTTAGTATTAAAACATCCTCCACAAAAATTTGAAACCTATGAAGATGAAATTCAGTATCTCATATCTCACGAGCAACGAAATAAATTTATTAAAAACCTTGCATTAGATTTAAAAGGAAATACACTTGTTCTTTTTGCAAGAGTTGAAGCACATGGAGCGATACTCTACAACAAGATAAATAATGGTAAGCGTGATGACCGCAAGGTA